TGAAAGATTTATTGGAGCTAACAAACAAGAGGTCTGGAGAGACTCAAGGAAGAAATACTAATGGCAAAAGCTAATTTTAATTTAAGTCAATTTCTATCACAGTCAAGAAGAGATAGCTTTGCCAGAGTAAATCGATTTGAGGTCTTTATTCTTCCCCCGCTCGCTCTAAGTCGAAATAGAGATGCTATTTCAGTAAGTTTATATTGTGAAATGGCCAGTTTACCTCCAGTCAATATTTCTACAAAATCATTTAAGATTTTTGGACCTACTTATCAAAGACCGTTTGGTGCAGAGTATGGTGGAGAAGGTATATCATTAACATTCCATGTTGATAGAGATATGAAAGTTAAAAAGTTCTTTGATGAATGGACTGCAAAAGTAGTAGACCCAGATACCGGTCTTGTCGGCTACCAAGAAGAATATACTACAACTATTCGTCTAAGACAGTTGGATGAACAAGATACTGTTACTTATGGAATTGAACTTACAGAAGCCTTTCCAAGAAGTGTAAATTTACTTGAGTTAAATAATTCTGCGCAAAATCAAACTCATCGCCTTAATGTTTTATTTGCATACCGGTATTGGAAAGATAGAGATAGGGAGTATGAAACTACACTTACAGATATACCAAGACAGCTACTTAACCCAAGTATACCAGTGGTAGATAATAGATTAACTGATGCGCAAGCAAACGCTGCAAGAGCATCTTTTGCAAGAACCGATCCCAGAAGAGTTGATCTTGGATAAACCTTAATAATGAAAAAGGAAATATAATGGCTTTACCAAAATTAGAAACACCAACGTATGAATTGATTTTACCTTCAACTGGTAACCAATTAAAATTTAGACCTTTTTTAGTTAAAGAACACAAGATTCTTTTAACTATGTCAGAGGCCGATAATAATGAAGTAGCAAGAATTATTAGGGAGTTAGTAGATGTATGTACGTTTAAAACTCTAAAGATAAACGACCTTCCGCATTTTGATATTGAATATATCTTTATGCATTTAAGAGCTAAGTCAATTAGCGAGACCGTTGAAGTAATTGTTAATTGTGAATGCGGTGAAAAAATTGATGCTACATTTAATATTGAAGATCTTGAAGTAGTATACGGTAGCGGTCATTCTAGTAAGATTATGATTAATGACGAGATTGGGGTAGAATTAAAATACCCCAAACTTGATGATGTGGTAAGCATTTTTGCAACCAACGATAATCAAAAAGTTATTGACTTAATTATTAAATGTATCAAAGGGATATATGATAGTCAGGATTACTGGAGTGCAGAGGATCAAACTAAAGAAGAGATTGAAGAGTTTGTATACTCTTTAACTAAAGAACAGTTTGATAAAGTAGAGAAGTTTTTTGTAACATCTCCAAAGATTGTACAAACAATTGAATGTGATTGCCCTAAATGTGGAAAACACAATATTTCCAAATTAGAGGGACTACAGAATTTTTTCGTATAACCCTTTCCTCGGATAGCTTAGTTAATTATTTTCAATTAAACTTTTCACTTATGCATCATCATAAGTATAGTTTAACAGAAATAGAAAATATGATGCCGTGGGAGAGGGAGATATATGTTTCATTATTGATAGATTATATTAAACAAGAAAACGAAAAGCTGAAAATGCTTAAACAAAATGCGAGGAATACATGACTAAAGTAAATAAAAAAGAAGAAAAAGTACAGAAGAAAGCAGATGAAGATTGGATGACCAAAAAATGGCGTCCGATGATGGCTATGATGTATATGTCATGCTGTCTATTTGACTTTGCGTTATTTCCAATTATGTTTACTGTAGTTCAGTTCTGGGAAGTACAGGCTGCCAACGATGCATTCAGACAATGGGTTCCTATCACACTACAAGGTGGTGGTCTATTCCACGTAGCCATGGGTGCTGTTCTAGGTGTTTCAGCTTACGGTCGAACACAAGAAAAAGTTGCAGGGGCATCCAATGTATCAACCAGTTTTCAAGGAGGCGGAGTACCAACACCTAGTCTATCTTCGTCAGTACCATCGTTCTCAGGTGGAGGCTTTAACACCCCGTCACAATCAGCAGGCTTTGGAGCACCCCAAAGCCAATCATTCGGATCATCCCAGTCCTATAATACTACTGAGACAACTACAGAGTTCAGTATGACCCCTGCGCCTACTCCTGGTGGAAGAAGACCTGTAACCCCTAACTTTAACGTATAATGCAAACTCCTTCTGCATCAGATCCTAGCTTTAAGGTATTCCTTGATAAACTCAAGGAGCAGAATGATCGCGGGTTTTTAACCCAACTACTTCAACTAAAAAGTGAAAGAGAAATTGCGGGTGAAGATAATGATAAAAGAGAGGAGCAACTTGATGAAGTTATATCCTCTCTTAAAGAAGTCAGAGTAGCTGTCACCGGGGTTAGTTTAGATATTGACATTACTCCTTTAGTAAATATTGGTGAGAATCAAACAAGGCTACTTGAAGAATTATCTAAAGAGTCTGCTCTTTCTAGAAAGTTAACTGAAGGTAGTGTTGAGTATGATAAGGAAGCGGCTCAATACAGAAATACAAGTGGGCGTGATATCGAAAGTAAAGTTTCAGGTAAGATGTCAAGGGATGGTGGGTTTTTAGACTTTGAAACAGCTAGAGATACTTTATCAGGTCAAGGGGAAAGAGTAAGAAAAGAAAATAAGTTAAGTTTAATACCCGGAGTTTTAAGAGCAAATTTAAGATCTTTTTCTCCTGTTAATGCTGCTAAAAGAGAAAGAGCTTTTTCTCCTGTTAATGCTGCTAAAAGAGAAAGAGGTAGTGTTACAGGAGATGTTGATCCTAAGAAAGAAGAAGTAGATAATTTTGATCCCAGTCTATTGGGTAGACTTAAATCTTTTATGACTGATGGTGAATCAGACAAACCTGGTTACGGTTTATTTCAGAAGCCTCCAATAGAAGTTGAAAAAAAAGAAAGAGAAGCTAAAGTGTCTAGTCTAAGACAAGAGAACCCTGAGGCTGATAATATTACATCAACAGGGGAAATTCAAGCAGATGCAGCTAAGAGTGATTTAGAATTATCTAAACAAATGCTGGATTCTACTAAAGAACAGATTACCGTTCTTAAAGAAATTAGAGATGCATTGGCACCAAGAACACCAGCAGAATTATCTTCTCAAAAAAGTACACCATATTCACCTAATGAAGGAGTCCTGAGTAGTGTAGACTCACTAGGTATTCCTGATTTTAACTTTCCAAGACGAACACCAACAGGTCCTAGTACTCCTACTAATAAAAAGCCTAGAGGTAAAGTACCTACAACCAAACCTGGAGGCCGAATACCTACCGGTACAAGTAAACTAGGTCTCGGGTTAAAAATAGGCGGGGGATTGCTAGCAGGAGCTGGATTAGCTTTAGGAGCGTATGAGGCTAGTGAGTTCTTAGATGAAACAGGGTACGGGGATAAGATGAAGGCAGGTGCCGGCCAGAGCGCCGAAAAAGCATTTAGGGAAAATGTTGCACCTACTATTGACCCTGTTAAAGCAGGGGTTACAAAAGAACAAGCTGTAGCTGCTTTAGAAAATGGTTCACCACGGGATATTGAAAAACTTGGTGGTAAAGATGCGTTGATGAAGATAGCCGGTCTAACACCTACCACAGGTGTTAGTACTGAACAAGCAGCGGCCGCCAGAAGTAATTACGCTTCGGTTGATCCTAGACGTGTAGATACTGCTGGAAAGACTGTAGCAAGTACTTCTACTGAAAATGTCGATATGGGTAGAGAGCACCTAAGAGGGGGTGGAGGCACTGGAAATACTGTTATATCTAATAACGTTAATAACAGTAGTACTACAAAATATGTACCGATGAAAGCATCGCCAAGACCTGAATATACAGGTTCAGCATTAGATAGATATCAAGACCGTATAACGGCTTACTAATAAAGAAAAGGGGCTTAAAATGCCCCTTTTCTTTACTTCTTCTCAGCTGGCTTATCTGCCGGCTTTGCTGCAGGCTTATCAGCCGCTTTCGCCTCTACAGGTTTTGTATCGGCTTTCTTATCGGCAGGCTTTGCGTCTGCCTTTTTCTCTACCGGCTTTTTCTCCGCCTTCTTAACAACGTGGCAACCATCTGCCTCCGTCTGACCTTCTTTACAAGGCTTCTTAGGACCAATACCATCGGCGGCAAAGGCAGTCAAAGCAAGCGTAGAGATAACAATTGCAAAAATATTTTTCATAAAAATCTCCAAAAAATTAAATTAAAGTTACACTAAAATCTAATTAGCTCGTCACCCTACCTGGACCTAAGTTACTAAGGTAACGAGTATCCAGGATCGGGCTAGGACTACCTAATTAATCATCATTCGCCAACTTGGCGAAATAAGATAGGGAATCATCTGTGTCGTCGAAATCAGCCTTGGGCTTGGCGGCAGGCTTAGCTGCAACCGGCTTAGGCATATCTTCATCAAGGCTTGTGGCTTCAGCACGGGGTGCAGATGCACCTGTAGCAGCCAGAACCATTTGAAGCTTTGCTTTCAACTCATCATATGACTTAAAGTTTTTAGGATCAACAAACTCAGCTAATGAGTGTTGCTTCTTCCAGATCGACTCCATTTGATCGTCATCTGCCAAAGGTGTAGCTGAATCAAAT